ATCGCAGCGCGCGGGCGACGTCATCGGCCACCTGCTGGATGGCGGCTGCCTGAGCGTCGAGCTCGTCGTTCAGCACCGAGGCGCGAAGCTCGCCATTCTCCTGGAAATCGGTGACGCGGCCGAGCGGCATCGCCCGCCGCAGCGTGACCACGAGGCCAGCCTCAGGTGGGGCGTCGAACAGCACCGTTCCGCCTTCGGAGCGGCCGGCACCGAGCACGACGAAGCCCTCCGTCACCTTCTCGGTGCCGAGATACACGGCGACATCGCCTGGCCTGAACACGGGGAAGGGATAGGTGAAGGCGATGTCCGTGCCCGAGGCGAGATACTGGATGCGCGGCGCCGTATCGCCGATCGTGATGTGTTCGGCCATGAGGTCGGTCCTTCCGGCTGGCGTGCGCGTCAGAGGTTCAGCAGGCTGCGCACTGAGTTGCCCAGGCTCGCGGCGAGGGTGGTTCCGGCACGGACGAAGGGCGTGATGTTGCCGCTTGTATCGAGCAGCGAGCTGCGCCCCGCGGCGAGGCGGAGGTTCAGCTGTTGCGCATCAGCATCGTCGCGCGCGCGGGCCTCCTCCTCGAGGCCGCCGAGCACCGCCGCGCCTGAGCCTTCGCCCGCGCTGACGCCGCCCGCGGCAAGCCGCGCGCGGACCGAGGCGACAGTACGGGCGAGTGCGTCTCGCCGCTGCCGCCGCGCCTCCTCGCTCTGCGCCTGAAGCTGCGCGTTGCGGATGCTTTGCGCCTGCGCCTGCGCCTGGGCCTGCGCCTGGGCTTGGCGCTGCTGCGCCTGCGCTGCGGCGAGGCCGGCGACGCCGGATATGAGAGAGGCGAGCGGTGCGATCTGTGCCATCAGTCGTTCACCCTGATTTCGGTGGTCACGGAGAGCAGCGTCAGCGGCAGCGGCGCGTCGCCGACGATCCGCCACAGCGGCTGCGTCACGTCGCGGCGCCAGCCGATGGCCCGCAGCGTCCTGTCGCCGGTGAAGCGCTGTGGCCCCTGGTCGAGCACTCCGGCGCCAAGGCGACGGAACGGAACAGGGCGCGGGCCGCTGCCGATATCGACCGTAAGCGCCGCAGTCTCGAGCAGGCGAAACGTGACCGAAACGAGACGCACAGGGCCAGTGCGCGCGCCATATTGGCCGGCAAGCTCGGGTGGCAGCGGCTCGATGAGATGGGCGAAGCCCAGGCCTGCTTCCGCGCGCCGGGCCGGGGGATCGAGCGGCACAAACCCGCCCGCGCCAGCGACCACGCCACGCGGTGCGCCGTCGGCGAGCACCGAGACATCCTCGCCGAGGAGATGGCCGAGCCCGGAGAGCGTGTCGTGCGGAGTGGGCCAGGTGGCGGTCACGGCGGCATCGAGAGAGAGCGCGTCATCGAACCGCTCGAGCCTGATCGTGCCCGCACGCTCGACCAGCAGGTACACCACCCCCTCCACCTCCGCGACCGCGCGGAAGGCGCCCCGGGTCTCCTGCCGCGTCCAGGCCGTGACCTGCTCGGCGCGGTAGAGCGTGAGGGTGGCGAGGGAGCCGTCGCCCATCACGATGTGGAGCAGGCGGCTCACCTGGTCATAGGCCATTGCGATCGGCCGGTCGACGAGGTGGCGGGCGACGATGGCGAGGTCGGAGGACTGGTAGGCCTGTTCGACATCGGCAAAGGCGAACTCGTGCACGCCGCGGCCGGTGCGCGAGACGTAGATCGTCGCGCCATCGACATCGATCGGCGGCACCAGGCGATCGACGGGGGAGCCGATGCGCGTCTGCCGGTTCAGCTGGATGTTGGCTGGCGTGAGGGGGTCGCCCGTCACCATCCATTCCGCACCCGAGGTGAACACCTGCAGGTGCCGGCCGGAGAATACCGCGCGGATGGCGTTGACCTGGTCGGACACCAAGGCGAACTCGATCGCCTCGTCATCGAGCCCTGTGCCGAGATCGAAGTTGAAGAGGTCACCTGTGCGGCTGAGCCAGAGGCGGTTCGGCAGGTCGCGAGAGCCGCCGATGACAAGCCTGTCCTGGTGGAAGCAGAGCGTGGTGGGCCAGCCGCGTGCGGGCGAGAGCGCGGCCTCGTCCCAGTCACGCGTCGCCGCGGTGCCGGGCAGTGTCTCAAGGATGGTGGCGGAGGCAACGGTCGGTGAGGTGACGGCGGTGATGCGGAGCCGCTTCTTGCCGATGCGGAACTCGACGCCCGCGTGCAGCGGCTCGAAGGTCGGGGCCGAGGCGGTGACGGTGACGTTGCCGGTGGTGCCGGTGACGGCAAGCGTCACCTGGTCGTCGCCGAAGCGGAAGAATGGGAAGGCGATGAAGCGCCACGGCGCGAGGGTGAAGCTCTCGCCGGCGCCACGCGTCAGCCGCTGCGGCGGCACGTCGGGGTGGGAGAGCAGCATCGTGTCCGCGCTCTGCGTCCAGGCGAGCTGGGCGAGCTGGTCCTCGCTCCAGGGCGTGACAATGCGGGTGATTTCCTGATCGCCGCGGAACACTGTCATCAGCCTGTCGGTGAAGGCGAGGAGGTAGGTCTGCTCGGTGTTGAACTCGAATGCGGCGAGCCGACCGGGGCCGGGCAGCGTGGCGATGTGGGCGAGCCCTGGCCGCCGCCGTACGCCGCCCGTGGGCAGGATGAACACGTTGCGCAGCCGGCGCGCCCCATTCTCGTAGGCCCGCAGGTCGGCGCGGCCGAGCAGCTCGTCCGAGAGCTCGCCTGCAGAGAAGCTTGTCTTGAGGCGGCGGATCGCGACCATCGCCGGTCAGCCCCGTGCGGTGATGAGCGAAAAATCCTGGAAGGCGGGCGGCGTGTCCTGCTGGCTGTCGGTCAGCCGTGCGGCGCGCATCTCCTGTTCGGCGAGCTTGAAGAGCAGCTCCGCACGCGAGGTGTTCTCGGTCAGCGGGATGCAGAACTCGGCGGCGAGGCGGCCGATCAGCGCGCTGTCGAAGAAGGGCGGGAACACGCTCTCCGACGGGCGGAACACGTAGGTCAGCACCACCTCGGCGGCATCGGTGTGCAGCCTGTTCTCCGCGATGCGGTAAACGACGCCGCGGCCCTGGCCACCGGTGCCGGCCGAGAGAGCGCGAAGGAAATCGGCCGGCAGCTGGAAGGCGTTGGCGAAGTCGGCCGCGGGCGCGGCGGCGAGCCGCGGCAGCCGTGCCTGTGCGGTCGCGAAACTCCAGGGGAAGGCCGAGAGCAGCGCGTCGCGCACCGAGGGGTAGAGGTTGGCCGCGACTTCCGCTTCGGCGGTGCCTTCATCGAAGCTGGAGATCGTCGACGCGCCGATCTTGAGCAGCGCGCGCGAGCAGAGGGCAAGCGCCGAGAGCGCCATGGTCGATGATCCTTCGCAGCGGAATGGGGAAACCCCCTCCGCCCGGGCGGGCGGAGGGGGACGGAGGCTCAGGTCTCGCGGCAGCGCAGACGAATGACGCCGTCGGCGTCGATCATCGTGGCACCCTGGCTCATCATGTTGTTGACGAACCAGGCCGCGCGCTCGCCGTGCCAGGTGATGTCGGTCTGCACCTCGGCGCCGACGGCATGGCCGATGGCGGTGCGGTGGTACCAGTAGCAGAAGCGCAGGTTGCCCTGGCGCGTCAGCCCGCTGTGCGGCATCCAGAGCGTGCCGAGCCATCGCTTGGCCTGGGTGCCCTTCCAGGGCAGCTCGTCGTCGCCGATATAGTCGGCGTTGGCGAATTCCTGGATGTTCAGAAGCTCCGACCACTGCTTCCAGCCGACGACGGCGAAGCGCTGGCCGTCATCCGGCACATCGGCCGCGCCGAGCATCTCGAAGGCGAGCAGCACCTTCGCCTTGGTCAGACCTTCGGCGTCGGTCGTGCCGGCGGCGGTGCCGGTGGCTTCCTTGGTCGCGCCGTCGAGCGCGGCGATGATGAGGTCATCGGTCTTGCGGCCGAGCGCGTAGGCGCCGGCATTGGCGATGACACCGCGCTCGTCGTGGTTGATCTTGAGCTCGTCGAGCTTGTCGATCCAGTCGCCGGCGTAATAATCCGCGAGGAAGCACTCGACGGGGGTGTGGTCGACATTCATCACGGGCACGGCGCCATGCCGCGCCTTGGTGCCGGCAATGCCCTTGCCCACTTTCTGGAACACGGTGGAGGCCCCCTTCACGCCCGTCTTGGAGCGGACGGTGGGGCGAAGCTTGGAGCCGAGGCGCTGATAGGCCTCGTGCACCTCCGTCTGGAACTGCCTGACGAAGGACTGTTCGATCGAGACTGCCACGATCGGGATCCTCATGGTTCGGGTTGCGTGCGTGCGGCATGGCGGCGCGCGGGTTGTCCGGTGGGGCCTCGCGGGCAGCCTGGTGCCCATGGGCCGCTCGGCGCGGTTGGCCATGGGCGGAAGGAGGCGGGGCGGGCAGCACGCGCGATGGCGCAGGCCGCCCGCCCCGAAGACGGGGCGAGCATCGCCGGGGAGGGAAGCAGCGACGCTCAAGCCCCGCCGAAGCCGGCGCGCGGGTGGCGCGCCGGCGGGTGCCGTTCAGCGTTCGCCGGGAAAGAGCTTGCGGAACCCGTCTGAGACGCGGGCGACGAAGTCGGGGTCGCGTTTGCGCCAGTAGCGCGGGTCACGCATCATCGCGCGGAGCTCATCCTCGTTCACGCTCTCATCCGCCTGGTTGCCCTTGAGCAGCGCGGGCTCGCCCTTCTCCATCATGGTGTTGAGCGCGAGCACGCCCGCGGCGGTTGAGGAGAGGGCCTCGAACACGGGCGGGGAGAGATTGGCGCGCCCCCAGGCGGCGAGCTGCTTGGCCGCACGCTGCCATCGCTCGTCGCTGCCGAAATGATCGCGCAGCTTGTCGATTTCCCGCTCCGCCTCGAACATCTGCGCGGCCTCGGCGATCAGCGGCAGCAGGCGTTCCGCGGCGAGGTCGTAGACGAGCTGCACTTGCTGCGGGGTGAAGCCGGCCTTGTGCAGCCGCGCGTTCACGTCCTTGTCCGGCGTCACCAGCGGGTGGCGCTCCTCGATCGTATAGTCGTCAGGCGTCTCGGGCACGCCGAGGGCACGGAGGAAGCGCATCCGCTCCTCCTCGTCGGCATCGTCGCCGGGCAGCGAGACCATGCGCGACAGCTTCTTCTCGAGCTCGAGATACGACTTGAGCAGGGCCTCGACGCGGATGGCGCCTGCCTCCTCGTCCCAGAACTTCTCGGGCACGTCTCCCGGGCGCGCGCCCTTGGCCTTCGGCGCGGGGGCGCCGTCCTCGAGCGTGATGTCGATCAGGTTGTCGGGCATGGTGTCCTCTCGGAAGGGCGATGATCAGGCGGTTGCATCTGGGATCGGGGCGGCCAGTGCTGCTTCCTCGGCCGCGCTCACCACGAGGTCGGGCGGCACACCGAGCAGCCGCGCGAGCCAGCGCGAGGCGGCGGCGGTATCGGCCGTGTGCGCCGCTGCCGGACCGAGGCCGCGCACCACCTCGAGCCACATCAGCACCCCTTGCGCGTCTGCCCGTGCCTGCACCTGGGCGAGCGGCGAGCGCAACTGCAGTGCCGCGACCTGGCCGTCGAGCTGGAAGGCCGGCACGATGCCGCGGCGGCGCAGCACGGAGAGGCAGCGGGCGAGCAGCGGGTGCAGCAGCTCGCTCTGCAGCCGGCCGAAGGTGGCGCCGAGGATGCGCACCATCTCGGCCGAGCGTTCGAGCACCTCCGTCGCCGTCATCCGCCCGCCCTGGACAGGGCCGAGCCGGTCGGCGAGCAGGGCGTGGCGGATGCGGGCGCGGAGATCGTCGAGCACGAGCTGGCTCACGTCGAACCGCCCCGGTGCGGCAAGCGGGGTGAGGCCTGACGAACCAACCGCCTTGGGAATGATCGCACCCGGAACGAGGCGGATGTTCGCCGGGTTAAGCACCCCGTCGTCATCGGCCTGCCAGATGCCGGTGACCGCAATCGAGGCGTTCTTCAGCACGAGCTCGACCACCTTGTTGGCGGTGCGGATATCGGGCAGGGCCTTCATCACCGGCGACCGGCCATAGGTCTCGCCCGGCGCCTTCATCCAGCGGAAGGCGATGAAGGGAGAGGCAGCGAAGCGGCCTTCGGCGAGCAGCAGCGGTGCTTCCTCGTCGGCTGCGAGCACGGCGGCATAGTCATAGCCGCGCGGCCCCGGAATGACGGCCTCGACCACGCGGTGGCGCCGCGGCTCCTCCCCCGGCTGTTCGGCGAGGCTCCGCGGCAGCGCCACGCCCCCGAAACGGCCGAGGATCTCGGCCACGGTCAGGCGCGAGGTGCGGAACACCGTATCGAGCCGGTGGTCCGGCCCTTCCTCGAGCACGACATCGGCGAGCGGGACTGCGGAGAATCGCAAGCAGCTCGGCTCTCCCGGCGCTGCCTCCTCGACGGCGAGGCAGGCCGTGCCAGCGACCACGAGATCGAGGAAGCACTGATGGATCTCGACCGCGAGGTTCGAGCGCGAGAGCTCGCCATGCAGCGCCTCGGCGGCGTCCTCGAGGAGGGAGGAGAGCGCCTCCGCCTCGAGCCCGTCGGCCTTGCCCGCCGGCACGGTACGGCCCGGCGTGAAGCCGAACCAGCGCGTCCAGGGTGGAGTCAGTTCGGCGAGCAGCGAGGCGGCGAGCTGCTCGGCCGCGTCGGCGGCGGTGCCGTCATAGAGCGTCGGCGTCGCATCGGTCGCGCGGCCTGGCAGGGCGAGGTCGTAGCATTCCTTCCAGGTGTTCTCCCAGGCGCGGCGGCGTGCCAGCGCGCGAGCGTGGCGGGCGAGCAGGAGGTCTGGGTCGAGGCCGGGGGCGCGTGTCGCGGCGCTGGCCTTCTGCACGGTGCTGCTCATTCGCCGAGCAGCGACTTGCGGTCGGTTGCGGGGAGGCTTTCGGCGAGGATGCCGCGATACGAGGTCGTGACGGTGCCGGCGAGGCCGCGTCGGCGTCGCTCAAGCGCCTGGAGACGCGCCGCGCGGGCTGCCGCCTCCGGGTCCTCCGCCGGGGCGGGCGGCGGGGCGACGACGGTCGGTGGCGGAGACGGGGCGCTGAAGATGCCACCCATGGGCTCACTCCTGGCGATCGCGGTGTGTGGGAAGGGGGCGGAAAGGCTCGGCATCATCCTCGCCACCCCGAAAAGGCGACGGCCCGGTGCGGGGGCGCACCGGGCCGTCGAAGTCAGGGAGGGAGGATGGAGCCAGCGGACGCACTGCGCCCCTTGGCGAGGGAGGTTCTATCGCGCCGGTGGGTTCTGCGTCAAGGAATATTTGCCCATATTGTCATTTCGTTCCATCTCCGCCTTCAACGTGCGGTAGAGCGCGTAGGGAGACAGCATGAGGCCGGCGCGGCGGCCGAGCAGCGCGAGGCACGCCGTCACGCAGGTGGCCGGCAGCAGCGGCGGCAGCCGCGTCGGCCGTGGCGGCGAAGGCGCGAAAGGCCCGAGCACGCGGAACCCTGCGCGGCGCCAGAAGCGCGGCAGGTCGAAGCTGCGATCGACCGCCAGGCGCTGCACCACCAGCCGCCCCGACAGCGGGTCGACCAGGGTCCAGCCATCGGCATCGGCAAGCGCGGCGAAGCAGTGGCGGAAGCCGGGGCGGAACAGCCTGAGCCAGGCCATCTCGGCGCGCCCCGCGAAGGCGATCCACACCTCCTCCGTGGCCGCGCCGCGGGTGCGCGGGCGTGGCGTGGCCGCTGTCATGCCACGATCCCCTTCATGCGCAGCGGCCAGTCAAGGCGGTCCATGGCCTCGCGCCAGAGCTTGTAGGCGCTGCGATCGCCCGGATGGCGCGGGTCGGGCGGCACCTGACGGTCGCCGAACACGCGGAGGATGCGCACATGCAGGAGGTCGATCCGCCGTTGGCGGTAGAGCCGGTCGAGGCAGCGCACCACGTCGTCCGGCTCGCAGGGCCTTGGCTTGGCGCCGAGCCCGGCGACGATGCGCGCGCCGGCTGCGCGGGCAGAGAGCCCCGCCATCGTCCAGAACCACGCCTCCTCGGCGCTGTGGAACGGAACGACATCGCTGAGGTCTGTCAGCACGGGGGCGTGGCGTCGGTGGGAGATGGCGGACATCGGACAGCACTCTCCGTTCGGGGTTACGGGGGCGTGGCGCAGCACGCGGGGGTTGAGAACAGAACGGGAACATATTCCGCAAGGCGCGTGCAGACTGCAAGCCTAAAGAGGAACATCATCCTAATGCATTTGTCAGAATGTCCTAGGATGATGTGCCTACCATGCGGCACGAAGACATCTGGCGCGCGATCGACGCGCTCGCCGCCGAGCATGGCCTGACCGCGTCAGGCCTGGCTCGGAAGGCAGGGCTCGACCCCACAACCTTCAACCGCTCCAAGCGCGTGACGGGGCAGGGAAAGCCGCGCTGGCCCTCCACCGAGAGCGTGGCCAAGGTGCTCGACGCCGTCGGCGCACCGCTCGAGCGGCTGACCGAACTCATCACCGGCAATGCCACCGCGCCGCGCCGGGCCGCCGCCGCCGTGCAACGGCGCATTCCCCTGATCGGCCTCGCCCAGGCCGGGGCGGAGGGATATTTCGACGATGCGGGCTACCCCGTCGGCGGCTCCTGGGACGAGATCGACCTTCCCTCCGTGGCCGACCCGCACGCCTATGCCGTCGAGATCTCTGGGGAGTCGATGATGCCGGTCTATCGCGACGGCGACATCGTCATCGTCAGCCCCGCCGCGCCGACGCGCCGGGGCGACAGGGTCGTCGTCCGCACGCGCGAGGGGGAGGTGCTGGCGAAGGAGCTGGTGCGACGCTCGGCGCGGCGGATCGAGCTCGCCTCCCTCAACCCCGCCTTCCCTGATCGTGGCTTCGACATCGACGAGGTCACCTGGATCGCACGGATCATCTGGGCGAGCCAGTAGCCGGTC